AGATGATCGTATGTACTCCAAAAATTAACTGTGTCTGTATCTAATCCTTTGTTTAAAAATCTAACTCCACCATCTCTTGTTGTAGATGACATAGCTTGTCTTCTAATTAGATTTAAATTAAACACCTGCTGTGATGTAAGATTAGAATTGTTTTTAACATTGCCTAACATTTTAAATAAACTATCTGGCATTATATTAGCTTGTTGCAAAACTCTTAGCTTAGTACCATCTTTTAATATATCTGGATTAGTTGCCCAATCATATGAAGACTCATAACCAACAAACATTTGGTCAAAGGCTTTCATATCTTTTTTATCTGCAGTACCCGTAGATATACGTTTTAATGCACCTGCATTTTTAATGGAATCTTTTAATCCGCTTTCAATAGTTGCTTGATTACTTGCGTTACCTGCAAGTTGAACTGTTAATGATTTTATATTAGCTTCTGTTAAATCTCTAAATATTGTATTGTTAACGCCACGTTCTTCTAAAACCTTTTGTATTCCTTTAGGGATATTATTAAAGTTACGTTCTCTTAATCCTTTTTCTACCATGTTCATCTGAACAGAACTCATACCATTTATACCTCTAAGTATATCTGAGTATTTAATTCCAACTCTCATTTTATTTTCTAAGTCAGAAATAGTTGTTCTTGGAACTCTACCTCTTAATAGTTCTATGTTTGCTTTAGCTTCAGCTATATTTAAATCAGCACTCTCAGTGTAACCCTCTCTTTGAAATGTAAATGCATCTTTCATAAAATCGCTGATAACAATTAAATTGTTTTCAATAGCAATTCTTTCTTCTTTTTCTGCATCTTCAGCATACTTTTTAATACCATACTGAGCCTTTAGTTTAGCTGAGTCCTCCCTATACAGTCCTATAAGATCACTTGTTGTATTACTTCCTGCTAATTGATCTTCTGTAGCACTTAAATAGTCATTTGCTTTTTGCTCAAACTCATCATATGACTGTGAATCAACGGCAAGTTTACCCATCATGTTTGATGTCTGCACATACAAGGCATCTGCATATCGTTTCTGAAGTAACGGTGTTGCTGTTTCTCTAGCTACATCACTAAGACTTGTTGGTAGTTCTTTAAAATCTAAACTTCCATCATCTTGTCTTATTCTTATTTTAGCTACAGTATCTTTACCAAGTTTCTGTTGTTCTGTTACAGCTTCTTGAAAAAACATTTCTGTAGCATTGGCACCTGCCCGGGCAATAGCATTACCTAATTCAACACCACCAGTGTTAGTTGAAATAACTCCAATAGGTTTATTAGTAAGCTGTGTTGTCTGTGCTTTTAAAAACTCTACCATTATCTAAACCCTACAAACTGTTGTCTTTCTGCATATGTTGTGTAACCAGTAGATTTAGGTACCTTTGGTGCAACTGATGAATACTTAGCACCTGCAGAAAGTAATGTTGAGCCTGCATTTATTAACGCCATCTTCCTTGCATTGCTTGCTCTCATATTTGCAAGCTGTATTCCCATAGTACGTTGACTTTGTTCTGCAATAAATTGTGACCTTGCTCTATCCTCTGTAATCCTTGCTTCACTTGATGCTCTATCTCTTATTGCTTTAAGTGATCTATCACTTCCACTATCTCTACCCATAACCCCAGTAAATGAAGTGTTTACATTATTTAGGGTTCTTAAATTCATAGACCTGATATTATGCTCTTGCATTGCTGTTAATTTAGCTTGTGCCTTTTGAACTCTTAATTGTTCAGCTTGTGCTCGTGCTTCTGCAGACTTAACTTGCCCTGCTTTTATTTGTCCGTATGCTTGAAATATTGCACCTGCAATCATTAAACTCATTAGAAAGATACCTCCATAATCATACCATTAATTTGTAAACTAAACGGAAAGCTTTGAGATATTGAAACTCTTGGATCACGGCTATATCCAAGTATTCTAAATTCTTCTTTACCCGTTATTGCAATGCGATCATTTGACATATCATCTGTAACGTTTCTAAAGACTAAGTCTTTATTGTTAACTGAAACCGCTAACGTAGAATTAAGGTCTAGGACAACACGACTAACTCGCCTTGGCTCTCCCGTTAAAGGACCACCTTGAACTCCTGCATCTACTGGTAGGGTTGTTATGAGGGGAGTGAAAGCATAACCGATAAACCCAGTAGACACAGAAGCCTTTGCAAGAGATGCATCTATTTGTGCATTTGATATTGTAAATTCACCAAGAAAATCATTTCCGCTTATAGCTTTAACAACCGCACCATTTGAAAAGTGTGATGTTAAACTACCAAAGACACTATTAGATGCACTAAATATATTGCAAAAATCCATAGGCATATCCACCTGGAATTCTTCTAGAAAAAGTTTTGTTGATCCCGACCCATCATCTCTTGCAGATGCAACAAATAATCTTTCATGGACTGAACATATTGAGTGCCATTTACCAGTTGTATCCCATAAAGACCAACCTGCTTTATTATCCCCTCTAATAGAATAAAACACCGCTATGGTGCCATCACTATTTAAAATGAAATCATAGGACTCAGAGCGACTCAAAGCTCCTTTAATTGATGCTTGTTGTACGGGNTCTACAATTAAATGCGGTGCAAGTTGTGAAACGGCAACAGAAGTATAAGATGCTTCTGCATCTGTAAACACAAACTCTCGTAATGCCGTGCCCGTTTTTTGTATAAATAATGTAGCACCATCAAATACTGTAGGTCGAACAAATGAAGAACCATAAGGTGTTTGTCTTCTGATCTGTGCGTTGGCAGGTGTAACTGGTTTATCAGTTGGTGCTTGAACAAACAACTCAGCACCCGTTGTAAACACTTGCAAGTCTCTGTTAGATACTAAATGACGTATAGTAAATATCTCACCAACGTTTGCTGTAAGATCAAGAGCATCATTATCTTCTGCCGTTCCAACATCAAAGTTAAAGTATTGTCCAGTTTTAGAACCCCAGATACCATCAGGTTGTGCCAAAGTTCCTGCAAACCATAATCTATTTTGATGCAGGGTAACGGCTCCCGGGAACCCTCGTACTGAAGAGTAACTTTGTTCAGACCATTCTGTTGTTGCTGAACCCGTAGCAATTCTTGGAGCACCACCACCATCTGCTGAAGATGAAGCGGTTGCACTGCCCCCTGCTGTAAACTCATAAACGTTTTCATTAACGACTGCAGTAATTGATCGTGTGCCATTTATGTTAGTTATAGCAATACCACCAACTGTTCCTGCTCTATCAATAACAATAGATGCACCTGCACCTAACCCATGTAATGCATGTGTCACTTGTATAGTTCCACTACCTTCTGCAGTCTTCAATGCATCATTATCTAGTTGATGTCTTAACGTTCCTAAGATTGTAGCGGTAACTGTTGTAGCATTTGTAAATCCAGTAATTAAAGCTTCTGCATCTCCTATTTTAAGATACGATCCAACATGACCTGATACAAAATAATCTGCTGAAGTTGTAAGTGTTTTACCACTACCACTAGTTGCATTAGATGATAACGTTACACCCAATGTTTGAAATGGATAATAAGGTTGAAAGACATGTTGATTATCAACAGACGTTTCAAATGCAAACGTTTCTACAACAAATGAAGTAAGACCAGTACGAATAATTTTACGAGGTCCTATAGTTTGATGGCAAATAAACATTATATCCCCTTGTTGTGCAAAGGTATATTCTTCTAAATAAGGTGCTGAAGTTGTATTAACCAACCATGTTTGAGAGGTTATAGTTTGTATTTTAGAAACTGTTGCATCACTAGGACTTATTTGAAATATGTCTATCTGTGTATTACTAAATGCTATTATATACTGTTCATCATCTGAAAATATAAATGGTTCTATTCTTAACGTCTGTCTTAATCCTGATGAATAAGCAGGAGAAGATGCAAAGTTATGCCAACGTTTTGTTCCCGGTCTTTTAACAACTCCACCCTCACCTCTAATAAAAAAGTTTCTTACCTTTTCTGCAGAGTTTGTATATATCGGAGAGTCAGTTCTCGAGGTTAATGCAGGACTTATTTCTCCAAACTGAAAACTATTTTGTGGAATTCTTATCCTTGCCATTAGCTACGCCTATTAGTTGCAAACCTCGTTGTTGAAAGAGACCTAGTTGTTTGCTGTTGGCTATCAAGATTTCTTGCTTTAGCCATTAGACGATCAGCTTTACCATCCATTAACAAAGCTAAACTATCATCTCTAGCTATAGCTGTAGCAAAAACTCCTGCTAGTGAGTATTGAACAGCTAATGAAAAGTAAGATGGGAAGTCTATTTCGGATGCTCTAAATGTATAATCAGCTACTAATACATCACTTGTACTTGCATCAGAAAAAATTTTATCAGCGTAAACTGTGTATCCTAAAATATTATCATTAACTGTAACTGTGTGTAACATTAAAAGATCACTTGGTAATTGATGAGCAATAGCAAACCTGCCCGTTGGTGTCTCTGTTAATTGATTTAATGTTGCTTGCTCTGTAGCAAATCGCCACCGGGCAATACATAAAGATGACCTAACGACATCCTCATACATGTTGGATGCCACCAATGCTTCAGTTGAATTACTATCAAAAGAAGTAATTGGCTCTGCACCAATAAGCACTAAGGCTCTTGACGCAATATCCAACGCTGAATTAGATGCCGTTGAAGTCATATAATTTTAGTCGCTATCTGTTTCAGCTATTGCTGTACCATCAGATACATCAACGGCAGTACCGTTATTACTTAACACAGTGACAAAACTTGTTGTTGGTGCATTACTATCCACCACAAGAATAACGTCACGAACGTTCAGCATATTTGCTGCCCCATTAAAATAGTTTGCACTATTAACAGTCGCAATAGCATCAACGGTTTGATAACCCCAGAGGTTGAATCCACTTCCCCCGGCTAATCTTATTAGTCCACTTGCTCCATAAGCCATATTAAGACCTCCTATCCGTTG